AGGAGAAGAGTTCGGTTTATCAGACGCAGAAAAAGAACAATTGATGAACGCAATAGAATCAGATGTTCAAGAGTTACAAATCAAGAAAGACGAAATAGAGTCAAGTATAAGTAAGGAAAATTAAATGGCATATAGTGTGTCCAACGCAGGTTCTGGTGTTGATAAAACTTTTGATAATTCATTTATCACACGAAATGAATTGTATGCAATATTAGACCAACTAAAAGAAGAAACAGAATTTTATGAATTAGAGATTTTTGAAGTCGTTGAAAGCAGTTCAGATGACAATGATTTATTACCAGGTGAGGTAATTGGTAGATATGTATTTTCTGAACAAGGTGATTCGATTGAAGAAGTTGAGGATAGAACTTTTTTACCATTAAATCCAAATATAATTCAATATCCTTTACGAGGCGAATTATGTGTTGGTATGTCTTATAAAGGACAACAATATTATTTGTCAAGATTAAGTGAAGATTTAACTGACGTTAATTACAAGAAATTTAATGAAAGCACCATTAGTGATAATTTAACATCAGACTTTTCACAAGGTAGTTATTTTAGAGATTTAAGACCAGTCAGACCTGACATTAATGAGGGTGATACTTTAATACAAGGTAGGTTTGGTAATTATATAAATTTGACGAGCGCTCAAAATGTAGGCGTAGAGGATTCATCAACAATAACAATTAATAATAGAAATTCAATTATTGATTTACAATCAACGAGTAATGATGGACTTATTAATATAAATTCTAATTTGATTTCTATAAATGCAAAACAAGATGTTCTTGTTTTTGCAGAAAACAATGTTAATATAAGTGGTTCTTTTTTAAATGTTGATACAACTGATATTTTTATTGATAAAAATAATATTAAACTTAATTCTTCAGAACAAGTTAAAATCAATTCTTCAAAAATAGATATTGGTTCAGATTCACTTGTTCCTGCGGTGTTAGGAAATAAAGATTTAATCAAAGCAATAGATGCAATTTTAACTATGTTGATATCCGCTAATCAAACAGAAATAGGTGCTCAATTAGCCAGACCAGTTCCTAATACAATAAAGATAGCAGAACTGACTGAGGAAAATGTAGAATTAAATAAAATTAAAAGTGGCAAAACTTATTTAAGTAAAAAAGTAAATGTAGAATAGGAGTAATAATGAATAAAAAAGAGTTAATAAAAATAATAGAATTAGTTGTCCGTAAAGAAGTTAAAAAACAGATGACTGAGATATTTATTAATGACGAAAAAGAAATGAGTTTATCGGAAACTATTTCTAAACCAACACCTAAAAAGGTAAACAAAAAACCTAAAAAACAATACACGAAAAACAAAGTGTTGAACGAAGTATTAAATAACACTAAACCATTAGGAACATCAGAAACAGATGAGTATCCAAGTTTGGGCGGTGGTGTATTAGGTTCTGACAATATGGCAGAAGTATTAGGTTATGGAGACTTAGGTAAAGGGCAGAATAAAGAAAAAGCTAGAGAAATGGCAGCAGTTGATTCAATCAAGAAAGCTGGTGTAAATGTAGACCAAGTGCCAGAAGATGTTCAAAATGCACTAACTCGTGATTATTCTGGTTTGATGAAAGCAATAAATAAAAAGAAAAGTGGTGAAGGTAATTATAGACCTTAATAAAAAATGGCAAGAAGCGTAAGAGAAATAGATAGAAATGAAGACAAGTATGTTGGAATAGGATTTCCATTGGACCATAGTCCAGAGGGATTTTTCTACAAAACAAAAACTGTCTTAGAACAAGCGAAAGCTAATTTACAAAACTTGTTATTAACAACACCAGGTGAAAGAATAATGCAACCAGAATTCGGCTCACAATTGAAATTTATTGTGTTTGAGCAGGGAGAAAATATTCCAGATAGAATTGAGGAAGCTATTAATTCAGCGGTTGATAAACATTTAGCGTATATTAATATTGAAAATGTTTTTACCACACAACAAGACAATCAACTTAATGTTTCAATTGAGTTTTCAGTGCCTTTGAATCCTGACGATATTGAAGTATTGAATTTTGATTTTAGAATTGGAGATTAAAAATGCCAGATTACGGTACAAATAAAAAGTTAGTTAGTAAAGATGTAAATTATCTCGGTAGAGATTTTACTGATATAAGAGAAAATCTTATAGAGTTTGCGAAAAATTATTTTCCAAATCAATATAATGATTTCAATGAAGCATCACCAGGTATGATGTTTGTTGAGATGGCGTCTTATGTTGGAGATGTATTGAATTACTATGTTGATAATCAATTTAGAGAAACACTTTTACAATTTGCAGAAGAAAGAAAAAATGTATTAGCGATTGCACAATCTTATGGATACAAACCTAAATTGGCAACACCAGCATCAGTTGAATTAACTGTAAGTGTTGAGGTTCCAGCGAAGGTTAATGGTTCTGACTATAAACCGGATTTAGACTATGCAGGTGTATTGAGTGCTAACTCAACCGTAACAGCGGACAATGGAACAGAATTTACTTTATTAGATGATGTCAATTTCAAAGCGTCAAGTTCATTAGATAGAATGAAAGTTGAATTGTTGGACCAACAATCAGGAGCAATACCAACACTTTTTAGATTAACTAAAAAAGTAATAGCACAATCTGGCACAAGAGAATCAGAAGAATTTACATTTGCAAATGCAAAAGAATTTGATAAGATAGTTTTGTCTAATGAAAAAATAACAGAAATTATATCAGTAACGGATAGTTCAAATAACAAATATTATCAAGTTCCATTTTTAGCACAAGATACAATTTTTGAAACAGAACAAAATACAACATTAAATGACCCTGACTTAGGCGAGTTTGAAACAGACACACCTTACTTGTTAAAATTAATTAAGTCATCAAGAAGATTTACAACTTATGTTCGTGATGATAATAAAATGGAATTAAGATTTGGTTCAGGTATTAGCGATAACGCAGATGAAGAAATAATTCCAAATCCAGATAATGTTGGTTCATCATTAGGTCAAGGTGTTTCAAGATTAGATGAATCGTTTGACCCAAGTAATTTCTTGAAAACTCAAACATTTGGATTAGCACCAAGTAATACCACTTTGACGGTGGTTTACAATTATGGTGGCGCAGTTGAACACAATGTAGCAAGTAATAGTATTATAAGTTTTACAAGAAAAGTTTATACCATATCTACTGAGGGATTGGATGCTACTAAGAAATCTACTTCAGAAGCTAGTCTTAAAATTACAAATGAATCACCAGCATCAGGTGGTTCATCAACAGAAACTCTTATACAAGTAAAAGAAAACGCTGCAGCATATTTCAACGCACAAAATAGAGCGGTTACAAAAGCAGACTATATTACAAGAGCTTATTCATTACCACAAAAATATGGTAATATCGCAAAGGCATATATTGTTCAAGATGAACAATTAGAAACTGACGGACAATTACAAGTTATTGACGGACAAGTTATCGATACAAGAACAGCTACAAAACAACCTAATCCATTAGCGTTAAATATGTATTTGTTAGGATATAACGCAGATAAAAAATTAGTAGCGTTAAACAGAGCAGTAAAACAAAATTTAAAAATATATCTTTCACAATATAGAATATTAACAGATGCAATTAATATAAAAGACGGATATGTTATTAACATTGGTGTTAAGTTTAATATTATTGTGAAAAGAGGTTATAATAAAAATGATGTATTGTTTAAATCAATACAAAAGGTAAAAGAATTTTTTGCACCAGATAAATGGCAAATTAATCAACCAATAGTATTGAGTGATTTAGCATATCAAATTTCATTGGTGGACGGAGTAGTATCGTTAGTTCCACCAGAAGTTAATAATCCAAATAGAGACTTAATATTAATTGAGAATAAAAATTCTTCCGTTAATGGTTCAGATTATAGTGGTAATATTTATGATTTAAGAACTGCATCGCAAGAGGGTGTAATTTATCCTTCATTAGACCCAAGTATATTTGAATTAAAAAAACCTAATAGTGATATTGAGGGTAAAGTAGTGGGAGATAGATAATGCATTATTTTGAGTTTGGTAAAAGAGACGCAACGATTTATTCAGGTGGAACAACCGCTTCAGTAAATACAGGATTTGATGAAATATTAGAAATCAATAAAGTTGTAAATAATAATGGTACGGTAGGAAATGTATCAAGAGTATTAATTGACTTTGATTTGTCTTATATATCACAATCTATTATGGACGGAAAAATTCCTTCCACCGCAAAATATTATTTAAATTTATTTGACGCAACATCAGAAGAAGTTGAAGCATCACAATCTATTCATATTTATATGGTTAGTGGTAGTTGGAAACAAGGAACAGGAAAACTTGACCACGACCCCGTAACATCAGACGGAGTAAGTTATCAATATAGAGACCACGATGCTAAGACGCCTTGGGTGACGGGTTCAGTATTGACTGATGGAGGAACTTGGTTTACTGCAAGTGTTGATTCTAATCAAGAATATGGTATTAGTTCTTCATATGATATTTCATTTGATAGAAAAGATATTAGAGCAGATGTTTCAGATATGGTTAACAACTTTATATATTCAAGTTCAGTATACCCGAACAACGGCTTTATTCTCAAAAGAGAAGATAGTGGTTCTTATGGTAATAATCCTGCTACATCAAGTTTTGGATTTGACTCTGGTCAAGAGGGAGATAGCACAAGATTAGGTAATCTAAAATATTTCTCAAGAGAAACACATACAATCTATCCACCTAAATTAGAAGTAGTATGGGACGATAGTTCTTGGAATTCAGGAAGTTTATCAGCATTATCTGCAACAGATTTAGAAAGACTAAAAATTTATTTCAAAAATCTAAGACCAGAATATAAAGAAAAGTCAATAGTAAAATTTAGAATTGTCGGTAGAGAATTATATCCGACAACTTCTTTCGCCACAACACCGGCAGAATTAGATGTAAAATATCTACCAAGTGCGTCAACCGAATATGAAATTAGAGACGCAGAAACTGAGGAAGTTATTGTTCCATTTGGTAGTGGTTCAAGAGTTAGTTGTGATACAACAGGTAACTTTTTTAGAGTTCAAATGGACGGATTACAAGCCGAAAGGAATTATCGTTTTTGTCTTAAAGTAGTTAGTGGCAGTGGAACGACTGATGAAGAAATTAACTTCTATGATGATAACTATGAATTCAGAGTAGTGAGGTAAACAAATGCCATACTTACCAAGTGAAGCAGCAAAAAAATCTCAAAAATATGATAACATTATAAATGGTGATACTCGTGAATATCAATCTGAAATAAATGATTTAAAAGATAAACAACAAGTATCAGCTTCAATTGACGCTAACTCGCCTTTACGAGATGAAGACGGAGTATTAGTTTCATTTGAAAGTGCAACACCTGGCATTTCATTAGAAGAAGATTTTGAAGAAGTTCGTTTAGAAAATAAACAATTCTTTTTCACAGGTCAAATAGACAATGAGTTTACTTTCTACTTTCAACCAATTGCAACTGATGACACAACAGAAACAGAAACCACAACAGAAGTAACCACAGAAGAAGTGGAATTTACATTAGAATTGAGAGACTTACTAATACAATTTGTTAATGAGTATTTTTCTGAGGAGTTTACACCTGAGGTTTCAACAGATATGTTGCACAATAGACTATTACAATTTTTTGACGAGAATAGAAAGAAAGGGGAAAATGCACAAGGTTGGGAAGAATTCAGACTTAATAAAAAAAGAAAAGCAGCCGGTATAAGTGGCAAAAGATATAAAAGTATTAAAAATGATTTAAGAGATGTTCAGTATGATGAGATAATTGAAAATCATATATATAGAACACCAGAAGGACAAAGGATATGGTTGAAATTAGGATTCCCATATATTGAAGACCAATCACCAGGTAAAAACTCATAATGGCACAAGAATATTCATTTACACAACAAGAACGAAATAATTTATTCGCACCCACTAAAGTTTATAGTAGTTTCGGTAGAGACCAATTAAATGACTTTATGATGTTGCACGTTTATGATACTGACGGAAACTTAATCGTAACAAAAGTTTTAGGATTAAATGAAGTTAGTTTTGAAAACGACGGAGACTTTATAGACATTAATGTCGGACAACATCTAAGGGATTTAGGATTTAGTGAGGGCGAGTATGATGTTGTTTACAAGTTTTTAAGAAGATTAGCCGGTAGAGAAAGAACTGTTTTTGTAGACGGAAATGGTAATATATTTAATGGTGAGGTTAAAAGAAAAGTTGTCGGTAGTGATATAAAATTTTTCAAAGGTGGTAATGAGGACAAAGATACTTCATTACAAGAGGAAGTGTTTATTAAAGAATATAAATATCCATTAGTAGAAACATCACCAGATAGAACAGAATTTATTTTAGAATTAGATGAAAATATCAAAGCTGGAGAATACAGAAATGATTTTGTTGAAATGGGTGAGATGATTGAGTATACACCAATTAGTAAAGATAATATGGGATTGGTAAAGTTTGATTCCAAAAAACCACATATTTTAGAATTCGATATAGACCCACAAGATAGAGGGTTTACACAAAATATGGTTGGTGGACAAATCGTTATACCAAATATGTATAAAATTACAGGTGAAGAAGATACAGACAATAGTGATATAGTGCCTGAAAATACAGGTAATGGAACTCTACAACAACAACTTGATAGTGGAGCAGCTACAGATTTCTTAGATTTATCCAATGAAGAATTAATTGATATATTATTAAATGACCCAGACGCAAATGAAAGAGAGTTGGCAGACGGAGCATTACAAGAAAGAGCAAACGAACAAAGATAGAAAATGGCAAAACCAGGATTTATAGATATAGGTATAAGTAGTCAGTTCAATAGAAGTGCAAGGAGAGACGTTAACTCATCTGAGGGTGTCAATCAAACAAAGCAGTCAGTAAGGAACAACCAAGTCATTAGCGGAGGTGGTAGAGCAACATCACCAGCAGTTCCACCATTGACAAGACCAACACCACCACCAGCACCAATAGCATCTGACACATCTGCACCAGGTAATGCTGCAGCAAATGTAGCTAATGCCATTGCGACAAGACCACCAGCACCACCAAGTCCAGCGGTAATAACACCACCACCAGCACCACCAGAACCAACACCACCACCAGTAATATTTATACCGCCATCAATTCCAGATGTGCAAGTGCAAT